TCATTTCACGACCCGCAGAGCCCCGAACTCCAGCGCATCCGCGGCCTTCCGCAGATGCTGCGGAGAGAATCGCGCATAGACGCTGGAGGTGATCTGCACGTTCGAGTGGCCGAGATACTGGCTGATCTCGTCCATGGGCACGCCGGCCTCGGCCATGTGGACCGCGGCCGTGTGGCGCAAGGTGTGCAGCGTCACGTCCGACAGGCCGGCATTGGAAACCGCTCGCAGGAAGCCCTTGCGGATGCATTTGACCGGCCCGCCCGCCCATTCGATCACATGGTCAGAGAGCGCGGCCGCGCGGGCGGATGTCAGTGCGGCGCGGAGTGTGTTGTTGATCGGCACCGTCGCCCGGCCTTTCCGCGGCCCCTCGGCGTCGACCCGCAGCCGGATCTGCCCGCGCTCGAGGTCAACCCGATCCCACGTCAGCTCCAGCACCGCTCCGACACGAGCCGCCGTCGTCAGCAGGACGGTGATCGCCAGCTTGATGTGGGGCTCGCATTCGGCCTCCATCAGCCTCGAAACCTCGGCGTGCGTCAGATAGCGGTCGCGCGGCGCCGGCTTGGCTGGCCTCTCGATGTGCGGCGCCACCTGGATCAGGCCGCGCTTGGCCGCCCAGAGCAGGCATGTCCTCAAGTGGCCGAGCTCCGTCCAGACGGTGCCGACGGAGACCGTCTTGCGCCGTGCCTTGGTGTAGCTCCGGCAGGCTTCTGGCGTGATCTGATCGGGCCGCAGCGCGCCGAAATGCGGCAGGACGGCGTTGCCGCTGGACCGCATGTTGCGCTCGACCGGGCGGCCCTTGCGATCGGCAAGATAGGCCGCCCACAGGTCTCGGACGGTCGTCGTCCCGGCGGGCAGGGTCTCCCTGCGGATCCGGTCTAGCGCCTCGACCTCGGCTTCCGCTCGCGTGCGTGCGTCAAGACGATAGCGCCTTCGGGCTCCATCCTCCCACCATGAGACGACGAACCGCCCGTTGAGGCGGCCGATCCGATACTCGCGCATTCGTAGTCCTCCACTGATCGTGCTGGGATTCGGATCATGCGTCCCACCCTGAACCCGGACAAGCGGCCGGACTTGACCAGCTGGCGCACGGTCTCGGCCGAGCAGCCCCAGCGGTCCGCCAGCATGTCGGGGGTGAAAGGCCTCGTGTCGCTCATGCCTGCCTCCTTTCCCGGCGCATCCGCGCCATGTCCCTCATCGTGATCTCGACAGCGCCGGCGGCCACGGACCGATCCCACGGCAGGATCACGCCACGGCCTCCTCTGCTGCCCATCCGCCCCACTGGTCGGCGCAGGCCTCGGCCACGCCCTGGAAGGTGCGGCTGCGGAATTTCCAGCGGTCGGGCCCCGGCGGCGCGCGGTGGACGGCCGACCAGCGCTTGTGCTCGGGCGTGCCGGGCCGGGGCGGCGTCAACCGGTTGGTGGCCGTGAGCCGCGGCAGTCCGCGCAGATAGAAGCTCGTTGCCTTGAAGAAGGGCTCACCGAACCACCAGGGCTGCACCGTCTGCGGCCGCGGCAGATCGGCCGGCAGGCGCGCGCGGGCGTGCGGGTTCATCACCGGGTTCTCGACCGCCACGCGCGGCACCGGCGCCTGCCAGCAGGCCGCAAACAGCGCCGCCCAGCGGTCGAGGTCGGCCCACAGGAAGGCCAGCCGCTCCTCGCGACCCATCCGGGCGAAAGCCTCGCGCTCCGCCGCCGCATAGGTCTCGGGCAGGCGCTTCGAGGGCTCGTGCAGCCACCGGACGCCGCTGTTGCAGAGCCGCGTGCAGGGCGGGTGCGCCACGATCAGCAGGTCCCAGCCATCGGCCAGATGGTCGCGCACGTCGCCCACGATGTGACGGTTCGAGCGATCCTCGGCCGGCAGGAGGTCGCAGGACCAGACGTCATGCCCGCGGGCGGAGAAGGCCCGACGCATCACGCCGGATGTCTCGCAGCCGATCAGGATGCGGAGGGTGTCAGCCATGCTGCACCTCCGGCAGATACCGCAAGGCGGCAGGCGACACGTTGCGCGCGGATGTGGGGAGGCTGCTATGCCTGGGGGCCGGACGACCTACAGGTCTTGCGTGTCCGGCGCGGATGACCCCTCGCGCCCTGGGGCGCAAGCACAGGCTAGTAGCGCAGGTGGATGCTGCCGATCCTGCGGGGGAGGGTGGGAGGTCCAGTAAGTTGATGAGTTTATCTGCTCGATAGAGCATGTATGCACCAATATTGGTTAAGGCAGACCTACCACTTTCGGTTGCCTCAAATGCCGGACAAATTATCCAAGGATCAGCCATTGGCGTGCCCTTCGATCACTTGGGGCTCCTGCCGGCCCTGTGCTGGAGCCTCGAGCGTCTTCACGGCCGTCAGATAGAGGCGGACCCCGTTGAAGATCTGCTTCGCCACGGCGGCGCGGGCGAGTCCATCGGCCGGGCTGATCTTGCCCGCCCGCATGTCGCGCAGATCCTCGGCAAGGCCGGAGATCATGCCATGCAGCCCGAGGCTGTCGGCTACGGGGGTCGAGGTGTAATCACGCGGTTCCATAGTGCCTCCTGTAGTGCTGGTGGGCCGCCTCGGTGTGCAGGGCCTCCGCGAGCGCGGAGAACACAGACAGGAGCCGCCGGTCCCGGAAAGCCCCGGGCGCGGGAACGACGGTCCCGAAGGTCTGCTCGCACCAGCGGCAGACCGGCTCGACCGGCCAGCACTGCACCGGTCCCGGCCAGCGGCAGTCGCGGTGCTCTCCGCAGATTGCGCAGGTGAAGGGGCGCGGCCGGTCAGGACAGATGGGCATGCGCCACCTCGGCGGGCTGCGGGTTGCAGATCGGGCACGCGATGCCAGCCCGGATCTCTGTCTCGGTCATGTTGAAAAGCCATCCCGCATCGTGGCCGCAGCGGGGGCAGACGAAGTGTCCGCCCCGCGTTGTGCGCCAACCCGGCATGAGGCCAGGCGCCTGGCCGACGTCGGCGGCGCGCATCATCACGCGCCGCGGCGGGCGCGGCTTGCGGAAGCCGAAAAGGTCGAGGACTGGCTCAGCCATGGGCCACCTGCGTCGGGAAGTCCTCAGGGTCCAGCCGCTCGCCGCGTTCCAGAGCGGCCGTGGCACCCTTGGGCGTGAGAATGAAGACAGGGTCTCCAGCAGAAAGCACGGTGGCACGGTATTCCCTGGCAAAGCCATCCGCGACCATGGCCGCCCATGCGTCGTAATCACGAGCGCCGGGCCCGGTGACGAAATGATTGCGGTAGCTCTGCTTGCGCCTGTTCGGCAGGCCGAGGGCGTGACGGGCAAGCTCAATCTGGCGCTGGCTCATGTCACCCATCGGCCGCCCCCACCACCTCGAGCACGCGCTCGGCCGTGCGGCCGAGGCGCTGCGCAATGCAGGAGAAGGTGCACATTTGCGGGCGCCTATCCGTTGGGATGGAGGCACATCTCTTCGGATGAACCTGTGAACAAGGATCAACTTGACCGCGTTTCCTCCTCAGGCCGATGATCTGAGGACAGCGCGGTTTCTGGTTTGTAAGTTGGGAGGTATGCCGATGTGGTCCGTTCCAGTGGTCTATGTGACGGATGAAGGATCGAGCCGCATCGTCATTCGCTCGTCCTTTCAAGCGGTGCAGGCGCTGACCTGCTGGCCTTGTCCGGAGATCATGGCGCCCGCCAAGCAAGCGTGCCTGCAGGCTGTGGATGGGTCCCTGGATCACGAGGCCGCTCGGAAAGCGTTCATTAGCTGTGCGGCCTTGGCCGGACGCCTGAGAGCCCTGTAGCGCGACGTCGCCGGGAACGGCGCAGGTGATGCGGCTATCCATGTTCCGCCCCCACTACCTCGTGCACCTGGTCCACGGTGCAACCGCATTCTTGAGCGACGCGGCGCACCATGCCGATCCGGTCCACCGCGAGCGGCTTGCCGAAGGGCAGATGGGGCAGCGTCGCAGCGACGATGCGAGCCCAGGCCGCGAGGATCTCGTCGCGCGCGAAGGCGACGATCTGGTCCTGGTCGAGCATGGTCAGTCCTCGCCCCAATACGACATGTCGGCGTCGGCGCAGGCTTCCGGGCCATCCTCGCGCTGGCCGGCATCGTCCCAATAGCTGGGCGCCACCTCGCGGGCGTAATCGGCGATGGACGAGCCGTCGTCGAAGGTCGGGCCGGCGACCGAGACACACCGCGCCACGAAGGCCTCGATGAATTGCTCCTTCGTCATCTTACCCGCGCTCATGGCCGGCCTCCGGGCGGGCGCCATGGCAGGCGCAATAATCGTCGGCGCCGAGGCAGCGGCAGTGCGGGCGGCGGGCTTGGCGGACGATCTCCTGGTGCAGCTGGTGCAGGAGGAGATCGGTGGCGGGGATGAGGGTCATGGGCGCTCCTGTATCCTCGGAGGAAGAGGCCCCGGCCCGCAGGCCGAGGAGTTGCGGCAGGGAGGGTGCGCGGATTGCCCGCCGCGCCGGGGTGGCATCAGGCCCGCTCGGGCTCGCCGCGGAACAGCGACAGGCCGGTGGCCTCCGTCGCCTCGTGGAGCGCCTCCTCGATGGCGTCTTCGAGGGCGATCTCCGCGTTGTGGAGCGAGAGGATGAACTTCACCTCGGACCCGGCCTTGCGGTAGCGGAAGCGGACCGGGATGCGATAGGCTGCGCCGCGGTCGAAGATCGGGATCGCGATCATGAACAGGTTCGGGATCTTCAGCGGCTGGCCGTCCGGCTCGCGATGCTCGTTGATGAACTGGATCGAGGTCTCTCCCGTGTCGCGGTTCAGGGTGGCGGTCAGGTTGCTGACCTCGTGCACCTGGAAGCTGCGCGAGAGCTGCACCAGCGTCTGATACTGGCCGAAGCGCCCGTTCAGCTGGCGCGCGACCTCGATCATGCGGACCTCCCACGGCTCGACGTTCGCCGCGCCGATGTGGCCGTTCAGCAGGTTCGGCGTCGGGTCGAGCAGGTCCTTCGCGTTGGCCTCGATGAACTCGCCGAACTCGGCCTTGTCGAGCGCCTTGTTGTTGACGCCGGTCCAGAGCTTCCACTCCTTCGACATCGGGAAGGTATAGAGCGCCCGGTGTCGGCAATGGCTGGCCTTCGGGTCGCGGGTCTCGTGATCCATGACCGGCGCGCCCGCACCCATGTAATCGGCGATGCAGGTGAGGCTCGGGCTCGCGCCGATGTCGGCGAAGAGGGCCGAGGTCTCGCCCTTGTGCCGGTTCGCCCAGGCGATGAGGCTGGCCAGATCCTGCAGTTTCGCCGTGCCCGCGCGACGCCACGGCTGGAGCTTCGTCGCCAGCCGGTCGATCGCCTCCGTCAGATCGACGTGGCGCATGTCGTCAGGGATGGCGAAGTGCGAGGCGGCGGGCGCAGCGCCCGGCCGGTGGTTCAGGATCTCGACCGGCTGCGCCATCTTCGGCAGCACCTCGTCCAGCGCCGTCTCGAGCACGTTCTTCGGGGTGTTCTCGTCCATCTTCTGTCCTTCTCGGGGTTACTCGTCCGCGCCGGGCGTGCGCAGCTGGCGCCGGCCGGCAACCTCACGGATCTCCATCCGTGACTGGTTGGGGTTCGCGATGGTCAGCCCGCCGCCGTCAGCGGTCCATGCGGTGGCCTTCGCCTTGGGCGTTTTGGGCTTCGTGACCTTGTGCTCGATCGCCAGATCGATCTGGCCGAAGCGGTCGGTCGTGTAGCTGATGGTGATCTGCAGCTTGCCGCCCGCCTTCGTGCCGTAGGCCTGGCTGAAGTTGACGATCTCGGAGATCAGGTCGTCATTCTCCTGCAGCAGCAGCGGCTGATACTGGCCGTTGTCGGCCAGCGAGATGATCTGATCGAGGGTGCGCAGTTCGCTCATGGGTTTCCTTTCGGGCGGCGGCGCGGGTTGCGGGTTCGATAAGGCGTTCATCTGCTCCTCGTCGGTTGCACCTGGAGCCGCCCCGGGCGCGGGACGGCCGAGCTGCAGCCGCGTCATGAGGTGCGCAGGATCTCGGGAACCTCCGAAGCGAGCACGCGCCAGGAGCGGCCCGTCTTCTTCTCGTAGGCCGCCCAGCCGGTGCCGCCCTCGGTGCGATAGAAACCGAGTTCCATGCTCACATGCCCCGCATGGCCGCGGCCTGCGCGCGCATGGTCGCGGCAACGTCGGTGGCGTGGGCCCAGAGCACGGTGGCGACGAAGAGGAAGCCCAGGAGCGCCAGCGCCCCCAAGAGCAAGCCGGTGAGGTTCGGCCCGAGCGGGCTGGGCCTGCTCGTCCGGAAGGTCGGCCGCGGCACCGCACGGTGCAGCGGGCGGCCCATGGCGATGGCCAGTTCGTGATCCGTCAGAAGGCGGCTGGCGGCCTCGCGGATCTCGGGCGTAGGCGCGTGCTCGGCGTGATGCCGAGCCATGTTGAGGGCGCGGGGCGAGAGGGGGAGATCCTGTTTCAATGGTTCCGAGAGCGGGACCGGCTTGGCGTTGGGATAGTGGAAGGCGCGGACGGTCACGACCGGGCCTCCCGATACTTGCGGTGGATGGCGGCACGCTGCGCTGCCACGTCCGCGCCGCCGTCGGCGCCGATAAGCCACGCGATCGCGCACGCCAGCGCCATGGCGGCGATGAGAAGGAGGCCGGTCAGGGCTAAGGTTAGGAGGGTCACGGGAAGGCTCCCATCTGGTTTACAGCGGTCTCACCCGAATGTCAGGCGCCGCTCTGATGGGGGACGGTAAGGGGGAAAAATTCCCCAGTCAAGGCATATGGGGGATATTACCCCCACACCTTGAGCGAAGGTGCAATGATCCAGGTTGATTTGCCCCGGGCGGCGCGTTGCGGCACGGCGGGATGGCCCCGCGCGATGTCGAGCGGGAGAGCGCATATCGTAGCGCCGGAAGTCTTGAAGGGTTGGCCGAGCCCCAGAAAGGCACGCTGACCGCTCAGGAGAGTCGGTCGATGAGGGGAGGCAATGAGCTATGGCGAGTTGGGTGCGCCCGTCGCATTAAGGCGGGACTCACTCTCCGACCCGCACCACATATTCGGGCGAAAGCGCCAGCAGCACCGGCGCAGCCCACTTTAGCCGCACCCCGTGCATGTTGTTAGAGTCCGGGTTGAGGGAGAGCAGGCTGAAAGTGCCCTCTTGGCTGCCGATCTTCACAACCTTGAGCCAAGCCCGCCCATCAACGTCTTCGCACACGCACGGGGAGTTAACGGCCTCCACCGGCACTCCTTCGGCGGCGGCGCGCGTGTAGAAGAGCACCGACCCAGGTCGGTGCAGCGGCAACATGCTGTCGCCCTCGACTTCCACAGCGACGATGCCGTGAGGCTTCAGCTGTGGGGGGCATGCGACGTGATACATGCCGTCGCCCTTGGCGTAGGCATCCACCAAATCCACATGAGCTCCCGCGCCGACCTTCCCGGCGACAGCCACTGAAGGCTGCCGGTCGAAGACGCCCGCAAAGAAATCCTCGATAGAGACACCGAAGGCCGCCGCTATCTTGATCCCGTCGTCGATGTTGGTTGAGCCAGACTTTCCCTGCATGAGGCTCTTCATCTGGTCGTAGGAGACCCCTGCCTTGAGGCAGACGCTGCGAAGCGACCGCTTCGTCTCTTTCAGGGCGCGTGCCAAGGCATCTTTGAAGGTTTGCTCCATGGGGGGAAATATATCTCCAAGCGGAGCGCCTCGTATGGAGCATGTTTCCCCTTGCATGCTGGGGGAATAATCCCCCATATTGCCCGCCATGGAACAGCTCATCTCAGACATCGAGGCCCATTGCGCGGCGTGCGGGATCAGTCCGCAGAAGCTGTTGCGCGAGGCCATCAACGCGAAGTGGGGACAATGGCAGGACTGGAAGGACGGCAAGTCCAGCCCGACCATGAAGGTTGTGGATCGCCTGCGCGCCCACATGGCGGGCGCCGAGATGACCGCTACCGGTCATGGGCTGGTCTCTCAGGAAGAAGCAACGGGGGCAGCGTGATGACCTACGCCGCCCCCTTCGCCCGTCATGAAATCGCTTCGTCATCAAAGCCTCTCGCCAAGGCCCAAGATGGAGCGAACATGCGGAAAAATCCTGCCAATTCTGACGAGCACGCCAGAACGAGCCGAAAATGGTTCTCCAACCTGCTGCGCCGGGCCTTTCCGGCCAACTCCGAGGCTGAACTGGCCGAGCGGGCGGCGCCCGTGCTGGGGGTGAGCACCCGGCAGGTGCGCAACTGGCTGCGCGAGGATCACGATGCGTCCCTCCGCTACGTCACCGCCGTGATGATGATCGCGGGCGCGGAGGTGGTCTTCTCCCGGATGGAAAGCCGCCAGCCATGATCCGGGTCTGCTGGCACATCACCAGGCGCTTCTACGAGGTGCGGGCCAGCCGCGCCTCGTCCAAGGGCCTGACGGATAAGCATCGGCGCCTGCAAGGAAAAGCCATGAAATATTCTTCCCTGATCGAGCACTACGAGGCGCATCACAAGAGCCCGGAGCCCCGGGAGCGCCGCCTGCCGTCCGGCTGGTGGCTGATCGTGGCCGCGCTTGTCTATGCGCTCGTCTACGTCCTCGCGACATGGGCCATCCTCGCATGAGTTTCGCCGCCGCGCCCGCGCCTGCCTTGGTCGCGGCCACTCAGCCGGGGGCGCTCGCTCCTTCTGCCCCCGGCCTTTTCCTTTCGGCGTCGCCCATCTCCCTAGGCCGGATCGCCGCGAGCCGGGACGCGGTAACGCCGATCCCCCGGCAGCAATTCAGGGGGCAGACCATGATCCGAGAGGCGGTTGCTTTCACCATGTCGATCGACGTGGAGGATCCGGAGGCCGCGTTCGGATGACGGCGATCATGCTTCCCTCGTTGCTGGCTGCGGATCCTGACTGGACCGCGCTCCGCGCTCATCCCGCTCGGGACGCGGGGCTCCTGCATTTCGGCGCCGGCCCGGCGCTGGTGGCGCGCCGCGCGAAGCTCGGCCGGCCGGTCTATCTCGCCACGCCCTACAGCCTGCGGGCCGTGGATCCGGAAGGCCGATGGTCGGCGGACATGTCGGCTGCGGCCATGGGCGATGCCGGGCGCGAGATCGTGCGGTTGCAGCAGGTGGGCGTCACGGCGATCTCGCCCGTGGCCCTCTCGGGCGTGGCGGTGCATGCAACGCTCTATCCACGGCCGGTGCTCGATCCGCTCGATGCGGCGCTCTGGGCCGAATGGTGCCGCCCGATCCTCGATAGCTGCTCCGCGGTCGTGGTGCCCGACATCCGTGGCTGGTCGCGCTCTCTCGGCATCTGGCACGAGGTGCGCGCCGCGCTCGCGCGCCAGACCTCGGTCTTCGTCTATGCGGAGGGGCCGGAGCGATGATCCACTGCGGACGGATCACGAGCGAGGCCGAGCTGCGCCGGTTGTGGGCGGACCCGAGCCTCAGCATCTCCGAGATCGGGCGTCGGCTCGGCATCAGCTATCAGGCGGTCCAGCAGCGGGCCGCGCTGCGCGGGCTCGGCCCGCGGCCGGTGGCGCCCAACGAATGGGCGCGCTGGGTGCCGCCCGAGGACTTCGCCGAGATGTGGCGCGCGGGTGTGAGCCTGCGCGACATGGAGAAGGCCTTCGGCGTGGCGCACAACACCATCACGAAAGCGGCCCGGCAGATGAAGCTCGGGCGCCGGCGGATCTGCCGCTGGAGCGCGCTGCCCCTGGCCGAGTTCCGCCTCCGCCAGCGCCTCGCCGCGGCCGCCGCCGAAACGCGGGCGGCGATGGATCTGCGCGAGATGGTGGACCGGCCCTATCACGGCAGGAAGCGCTCCCGCATAGAGACGAGGGCCGCATGACGCCCGAAGATGCCGCCCGCGCTGCCCTGATCCGCACCCGCAGCCATCCCGCGCGGATCGCCGAGATCGTGGCCGAGGTCGCGGAGGCGACGGGCTGGGAGCCGCAGGAGATCACCGGCGCCCGCGTGTTTCCGGGCCTCGTCCAGGCCCGCGACCTCGCCTGTTTCATCGCGCGTCGCGAGGGCTTCTCGCTGACCCGGATCGGCAACGTCCTGCGGCGCGACCATTCCAGCATCAGATCGGCGCTGCAGCGCGAGCAGCGGCGCCGGGGAGGGACATCATGACAGCGCACCCGCGATCCGTTCCCGCAGGATCCGCGCCCCGGCTGATCGAGGCCGGGCACCTGCCGGACTATCCGCTGGACCCGAACCAGCGCCTCACGACGCATTTCTTCATGGCATGGCACCACGACCGATGGCTCAACAGCCGCTTCCGGCTCTCGGCGCCGCCCGATGTGCGCGGCCTCGCCTTCGATCTCTTCTGCCTGAGCCAGAAACAGACCCCGGTTGGCACGCTGCCCGATGACGATGTGCAGCTCGCGGCGCTCCTCATGCTCGACCTGAAGGCCTGGCAATCCTACCGCTCGCGCGACTGGTCGCCGCTCTACAAATGGGTGCCCTGCCAGTGCGATGGCGAGGTGCGCCTCATGCACAGCGTCGTGGTCGAGATCATTCTGGAAAGCCTGAGCCTGCGCGAGAAGCGGCGCGTCGAGGGCGAGACCGGGCGGCGCCGGAAGCGCCTCGCGCGGCTTCCCGACCAGATCCTCGATGCCGGCGGCACGCGGAAGATGGCGGCCGATCCGGGGCTGCTCGAGCGCATCGACAGCTGGCTCGTCCAGTTCTGTCCCGGCAACCGGACCCGCGACATGGTGCGCCGCGCGCTCGAGGCGGATGCGCTGGCGCAGGCCGACGCCGTGCAAGGCATTGGAGCGTAACGGTTAATTCTGTCCGCCGGACAGAATGGGGACAGAACGGGACAGAATGCGGACAGAACCGGACAGAACCGGACGGAAGCGGCCGCATCGGGCCGAATTCTGTCCGGCGCATAAGACAAGACAGAGACAAGACAGAACAGAGTTCCGAAACGCCCGGAACCGGTTGGCGAAGCGGCAGGCGTGGCAGTGCTAAGAAAGGGAACGGGGCCATGAGTGGAGCGAAGGCGGAAGACCGGGCGCGGGTGAAGGCGCTGGTGGTGGATCGGCTCGAGCAGGCCGGGATGGCGCGCAAGCGCGGTGTGTCCGCGGCGGTGCATGAGGCGACGATGGGGCGGATCTGCGAGCGCCTCGCCTACATGAGCGACGACAACCTCATGACGCTGGCCGAGACCCTGATCGACAACGCCTCGGATAGCATCTGGCCGTCCGAGCTGGTGATCCGGGAGTTCGCGCGGGGGCTGCAGGAGCCGCCCGCGGCAGAGCGGCGGATCGTGACGAGCTGGCTCGCGTCGATCGAGGGGCCGAAGGCGGAGGCGGGCGGACATCTGGTCGAGCTCTATCGCTGGCTCCTGAAACATCCCCGCCCGCCCATGGCGATGGACATGCGCGGGATCCGGGAGCAGGCGGCGGAGAACGCCCGGCGCTGCGAGCTGACCCGCGACCGGATCGACCGGGAGACGGCGAGCCCGGAGGATCGGGGCTGGCTCGAGCAATATCTGCGGGATCGGGATGCGGCCCGCGCGCTGGTCGATGCCGGCCGCGGACGGAAGGACGAGGAAGGAACGGTGGCATGATCGGCCGGGCGGTGGATATGCGGCAGGCACGGATGGTGGCGCCGGCGCGGCGGGAGATGTCGATCGAGCGCGCGCTCGTCTGGGCCTTCCAGACCGAATGCGCCAGCGTCGACTTTGCCGAAGAAGCTGCGCCGGACAGCTATCGCCGGGCCATCTCGTCGGCCTGGCTGGTGGCGCAGCGGGGCGCCATCGGGTGCCGCATCGACGGCGGCGGGCACTCCCTTCCGGCTGACGATGCCGAGATGATCGCCTCGGCCGTGGCGGCGCTGCCGCCCGAGCATGGCGGGCGCGGAATGGCGGTGAAGATCGCCGCCCTCGCGCGGGCCGGCCTGCGGCCCGACTGGATGCCCGGCGCTCGCCCGCGTTGCGTGCCGCGCGAGTGGCATATGAACCCTCACGGGAGGCACGCGCGCAAGGAAGTGGTCGGGGAGTTCACCATCGAGCATCGCGGGCGGAAGCTCGTGCGGAAGATCGAGGCCTGTCCCGTCACCTATGTGCCGAGCCAGGCTCAGATCGCTGCGGCTCGCCGTGAATGGCTCACCTGGTGGGGCGCGCTGCTGCATCTCGGCCACGAGATCGGCTCGATGCGCCTTCTGGAAACCATCGCGTTGACCAGGGACATGCCGCCCATGACGCCCTGGCGCGCACAAGAGGGTTGACAGAAGTTAGCCCTGTTGACATTTTGCAGGTGGACCGAATGGCGCCCGGAGAGCAGATGCTCCCCGGGCGCTTTGCGTTTCGGAGGGCGCCCATGGACCTGTCTCTTCGCATGGAGGATAGCGGCATCGGCCAGGCGCTGGCGCAACTCGGCGGCCCGGATCTGCGGCGCGCGGTGAGCTGGGCGCTGAACGACACGGCGCAGGATGTGCTCGGCCATGTGCAGGAGCGGATGGGGCAGGTCTTCGACCGGCCGACGCCGTTTACGAAGAACGCCTTCATGGTCTGGCGGTCGACGCCGCAGACGCTCGAGGCGGCGGTGCAGGAGCGGCCGAGCGTGGGCGCCCGGCATTACCTGAAGGTGCAGGAGCGGGGCGGGCCGCGGGGCCGCACCGGGTTCGAGACGCTGCTCGACCGCAGGCTCTCGTTCGCGGGCGACCTCCGCTCGGTGATCCCCGCCGACAATGCCCGGCTCGATGCCTACGGCAACTGGTCGCGCGGCGAGCGCAATCAGGTGCTCTCGGCGCTGCAGGCGCAGGGCGATGCGCGGGCGAACACGACGGCAGGCTCGAAGCAGCGCAACCGGCGCCGGGCCAGCTACTTCGTGCCGAAGGCGGGCCTCACGCCGGGGGTCTACAAGCGCACGGCCGGCGGTCAGCTGGGGATCGTCGCGGTCCTCTCGCCGAAGGTGCCGGTCTATCAGCAGCGCCTCGGCTTCTACGAGGGGGCCGAGGATGTGGCGCGGGTGAAGCTGCCCCAGCACCTCGGGCGGACGCTCGGGCGGCTCGCGGCGAAGCGGCGGGTGGCCTGACCCCCTTGGGTCCTCCCCCCGAGGGGTCCGCACACGGGTAATTCGCACCCCGTCACAGATCGAACCGCCCGATCCCGCCGGGGTGCGGGTTGCGGTTCTTGTTGTTGTTTCTACAGGAGAAAGTCCGTGCTGACCACCGTCACCCTCGTCGATGGGAGCGTGCTCGACCTCGCGGCCTGGCCGCTCCCCGAGGGAATGGAGGACGGCACGCTCAACCGCGCCCAGCTTGCCCGCGCCTTCTCGGTCTCCGAGAACACGATCACGAAGTGGATCTCGCAAGGCATGCCGGTCATGTCCGACGGGCAGAACGGCGTGGCCTACGAGTTCCGCCTCCGGCACTGCTACGCGTGGCGCATGGAGCGCGATGCCCGGGCGCGCGCGGCCAAGGCCCAGGGCGACAGGCTCGCCGCCCAGGCGGCGCTCGCCTTTCGCAACCTCGACGAGGATCAGGCCGAGGAGGAGGCGGAGCTCACCGCGGACGATCTGAAGAAATGGTCCGAGGCCGAGTATCACCGCAACCGGGTGGCGGAGCAGCGGGGCGATCTGGTGCGGGCGAGCCGGATGCGCGAGCTCCTCGAGGAGCTGATGGTGTCCTTCGGCAACGCGCTCGACACGCTGCCGGACTTCTGCGAGCTGAACTTCAGCCTCTCGGCCGAGCAGGTGGCGAAGCTGCAGGAGCGGTGCGATGCGGCCCGGATCGACGCGCGGGCGCGGATCGAGGCCGCGCTCCTGCGGCCCGGCGAGGTCGTGGCGCTCGGCGCGCAGAAGGCGCTCGATCTCTGATGGTCGAGATGCTCGACCGCGGTATCGGGCGGCTCACCCGCATTCCGCCCCTGCCGCCCTTCACCGCCCCCGAGGAGATCCTGGCCGACGCCCTGCCGCTCCTCGATCCGCCGAGCCGGGTCACGGTGACCGAGGCGGCCGAGCGGCACATGCGCGTGCCGGTGCAGGGCAACTGGGTGCCCTTCGACCGCGCGGTGACGCCCTATACCGTCGAGCCCGCGGACATGACCCAGTCGCGCCGCTTCAAGGCCGTGGTCTTCCTGGGGCCGTCGCAGAGCGGCAAGAGCCAGATGATGCAGTCGGTCTCGGCCCATGCCGTCACCTGCGCGCCGGGCCCGGTGCAGGTCATACACATGACGAAGACCGATGCCGACGCCTGGGTCGAGGAGAAGCTCGACCCCACGATCCTGAACAGCCCGGCGCTCCGCGAGCGCCTGGGCACCGGGCGCGACGACAGCACCTTCAGCCGCAAGCGCTTCAAGGGCATGCGGCTCACCATCGGCTATCCGGTGCCGAACCAGCTCTCGAGCCGGTCGCAGCGCCTCGTGATGCTCACCGATTACGATCACATGCCCCAGAAGCTCGGGCCGAAGGACAGTCCGGAGGGCTCGCCCTTCGGCATGGCGCTGCAGCGGATCCGCACCTTCATGAGCCGGGGCTGCGTCCTGGCGGAATCCTCGCCCGCCTTCCCGGTGGACCCGAATGCGGACTGGGCGCCGCATGCCGGCCATCCGCACATGCTGCCGCCGGCCACGGCCGGGCTCGTGCCGATCTACAACGAGGGCACGCGCGGGCGCTGGTACTGGGAATGCCCGGACTGCGGCGATCTCTTCGAGCCGCGCTTCGACCGGCTGCATTACGATGCGGAGCTCGATCCGGGCGCCGCCGGCGAGCAGGCGATGATGGAATGCCCGCACTGCGGAACGCTCATCGCCCATCGCCACAAGGTCGGCCTCAACCGCGCCGCGCTCGAGGGTCGCGGTGGCTGGCTGCACGAGGGCCGCCACATCGAGGCGAACGGGCGCCGGGCGCTGGTCCGGATCGACGATCCCGACATCCGGCGCACGCCCATCGCGAGCTACAGCCTGAACGGGGCGGCCGCGGCCTTCGCTTCGTGGGAAGAGCTGGTCCAGCGCTACGAGACCGAGCGGCGGCGGTTCGAGGCGCTCGGCGACGACACCGACTTCGCCCGGGTGCATTACACCGACATCGGCGTGCCCTACCGGCGCCCGGAGGCCGAAGAGGAGGGCGCCCTCACGGCGGCGCAGATCCGCGAGCACATGCGCGATCGGGAGCGGCGCGTGGCGCCGGCCTGGACGCGCTTCGTCACGGTCTCGATCGACGTGCAGGGCAACCGCTTCGAGGTGCTGGTCATGGCCTGGGGGGCGCAGGGCGAGCGGATGCCGATCGACCGGTTCGCCGTGGCGCAGCCTCCCGACCATGCCCCGCGCGCGAAGGGCGATGACGGCCGCTACCGGGCGCTCGATCCCGGCCGCTATGTCGAGGATGCCGATGCGCTCCTCGATCTGCCCGAGCGTCTCTATCCGGTGGAGGGGGCGAGCTGGAGCCTGAAGCCCTGCGCGCTGGTGATCGACTTCAACGGCCCGGCCGGCTGGTCGGACAATGCCGAGAAGTTCTGGCGCGCGCGCCGGCGCGACGGTCAGGGCGGGCTCTGGTGGCTCTCGATCGGCCGCGGGGGCTTTCAGCAGCGCGACCGGGTCTGGCACGAGGCGCCCGAGCGGGGCTCGAAGGGCAGGCGCGCGCGCGGCATCAAGCTGCTGAACATGGCGACCGACCGGATGAAGGAGAGCGTCCTCGCGGCCGTCGGCCGGTTCGAGGGCGGTCAGGGCGCCCAGCATGTGCCCTCCTGGTTCGAGGCGGAGCATCTCGACGAGCTCCTGGCCGAGCGCCGCGGCGCCAAGGGCTACGAGAAGCGCCAGGGTGCTGCCCGCAACGAGACGCTCGACCTCTCGGTGCAGGCGCTGGCCGTGGCGGAGTTCAAGGGGCTGAACCGGATCGACTGGGAGGCGCCGCCCGCCTGGGCCGAGGCGGGGCCCGCCAACCCGTTCGCCGTGGCCGTGTCCGCGGCTGCGGCAGAGGCCGCACCGGCCCCGCGCCGGCGCGCGCGGACCTCGCGCTCGCGATACATGGAGGGATCATGACGCTCGACGATATGGAGCGGCGGCTCACGGGGCTGCTCGACATCCGCCACCGGGGCGTGCGGTCGGGCTCGGTCGGGTCCGAACGGGTGGAGTATCAGAGCGATGCCGATCTCGCGCGGGCCATCGCCGATCTCGAACGGCGCATCGCGAAGGCGCGGAAGACGGCGCGCCGGGTGATCCGGCCCTATGCGGTGAAGGATCTGTGATGGCGGGCTCCTTCCTGCGCCGGTTAGGTGCCTGGGTCGGCGGGTTCGATGCGGGCCTCTCCAACCGGCGCCTGCGCGGCTTCCGCCCCGCACGCGCCCATGTGAACGCGCTTCTCGCCGCGGCCGGGCCCGACATGAACGCCCGCGCGCGCTACCTCGTGCGCAACAACGGCTATGCCCAGGGCGCGCTCGACAGCTGGGCCGCGAACACGGTGGGCACCGGGGTGAAGCCGTCCTCGCTCATCGCGGCGCCGGCGCGGAAGGCGGCCCTCCAGCGGCTCTGGCAGGACTGGACCGACGAGGCGGATGCCGAGGGCGTGACCGACTTCTACGGGCTGCAGCGCCGCATCGCGCGCGAGTTCTTCCTCACCGGCGAATGCTTCGTGCGCCTGCGCGCGCGGCGGCCCGGCGACGGGCTCACGGTGCCGCTCCAGCTCCAGTGCCTGCCCTCCGAGATGCTGCCGATCGGCAGGACCGAGGTTCTCGGCGGCGGGCGCGCGATCCGGCAGGGGATCGAGTTCGATGCGGTGGGCCGGCGGGTGGCCTATCACTTCCATCGCCGCCATCCGGGCGATCCGACCGAGCCGGGGCTGGCGGGCGAGACGGTGCGCGTGCCGGCCGAGGATGTGCTCCATATCGTCGATCCGGTCGAGAGCGGGCAGCTCCGCGGCGTCTCGCGCTTCGCGCCCGCCATCGTGAAGCTCTTCCTGCTCGATCAGTACGACGATGCCGAACTCGACCGGAAGAAGGTCGCGGCCATGTATGCGATGTTCATCACCTCGAACGATCCGGATGCGGCGCCGCTCGAGGGCGAGCTGGGCGATCAGGTGGCGCCGGGGCAGATCGTGCGTCTCGACCCGGGCGAGGACATGAAGGTGGCGGATCCCGCGGATTCGGGCGCGACCTACGAGCCGTTCCAGTACCGCACGCTCCTGCAGGTCTCGGCCGCGCTCGGGATCCCCTATGCCCATCTCTCGCAGGACATGGTGAAGGCAAACTACTCGAATGCCCGCACCGCCCTCATGGAGTTCCGCCGCCGGGTGGAGGCGTTCCAGCATTCGGTTCTCGTCTATCAGCTCTGCCGCCCGGTCTGGGCGCGCTTCACCGATCTTGCGGTGCTGACCGGAGCGGTGCGGCTGCCGGGCTATGAGCGCCGGAGGCGGGAGTATCTCGCCTGCGAATGGCTGCCGCCGAAGTGGCAATGGGTCGATCCGCTGAAGGACATCCGCGCCGAGATCGAGGAGATCGGCGCGGGCCTCAAGAGCCGGTCGCAGGCCATCGGGGAGCGCGGCTACGACGCCGAGGAGGTCGATCGCCAGATCGCCGCCGACCGCAAGCGCGAGGGGCGGCTCGGGCTCGACTTCCGCCGCAGCGCGCAGGGGCCTTCCGCGCCTACGGCGCAGGACGGGGCGCGCGCCGACGAGGACGACGATGAGGATGACGACGGCCGCGCGGCGGACCGCGACGCCGGCAGGAGGGCAGAGCCATGAACTATCCGATGATCGCGGGCCGGGTGTTCGGCACGCCGCTGCTGGTCGATCCCGTGAAGGGCGCGGCCTTCCTCGCGGGCCTCGGCCCCCGGCTCGTGAACGGGGCGCTCGAGCTGCGCGGGCTCGAGGAGCTCGCGCCCGACCGCGTGGCCGAGGCCGGGCGGATCGCCCCGCGCGCCTCGGTGCTCCTCGACGATGTGGGCGACGCCCGCCGGGAGGCGGGCCGGCCGCTCTACCGTGTGGAGGGCGGCGTCGCGGTGATCGAAGTCACCGGCACGCTCGTTCACCGTGGCGGCTGGATCGGCCAGTCCTCGGGGACGACCTCCTACGAGGGGCTGATGGCGCAGATCACCGCGGCCGTGGCCGATCCGTCCGTGCACGGCATCGCGCTCGAGATCGACAGTTACGGCGGCGAGGTGGCGGGCCTCTTCGATCTGGCCGACGCGATCCGGGCCGCGCGGGCGGTGAAGCCGGTGCGCGCCTTCGTGGCCGAAGCGGCGCTTTCGGCGGCCTATGCCATCGCGAGCCAGGCCGAGCGGATCGTGCTGCCGCGCACCGGCGCCGTGGGCAGCATCGGCGTGCTTCTCGTTCATGCCGACTTCTCGCAGGCCATGGCCGACCGCGGTGTCGCGGTCACGCTGATCCATGCCGGGCGGCACAAGGTCGACGGCAATCCCTACGAGGCCCTGCCCGAGGGGGTGCGCGCCGACCTGCAGGCCCGCGTGGAGGCCTCGCGCGGGCTCTTCGCCGAGACGGTCGCGGCCGGCCGCGGCGCGCGGCTCAGCCGACAGCAGGCGCTCGCCACCGAGGCGCAGGTGCTCGACGGCGCCGCCGCGGTGGCCGCGGGGCTCGCCGACGAGGTCTCCGATCTCCGCAGCGCCTTCGCCGCCTTCCGCGCGGACCTGTCCAGTCCGCATCTCACATCCCCCCGGGCCGGCAAGCCGGCCGCAGCCAAGGAGACCCAGACCATGACCGATGAGACCACGACCGGCGCCGCGCAAGGTACGGCCGCAGAGGGCGGCGCGCCCCCGCTGGAGGCCGCGGAAGGATCCGGCGGCGCCGCACCGGTCGCGAATGTCGCCGTGGCCGAGGCGGCCGAACTGATCGAGATCGGCCAGCAGGCGGCCCGGCTCGGCCTCACTGTCGATGTGGCCGATGCGATGCGCCGCGGGCTCTCGGCCGCAGCCCTGCGCCGCACCGTGCTCGACGGGCTGGCGGCCCGAGGCGACGGGGCCGACCTCGTGGCCCATGCCCCGACTGCGGCCGCCGGGCCGAAGGAAAGCCCGCTGCTCGCCGCCGCGCGCCGCACCGCCGAAGCGCAGGCCGCCAGCCGCCGGGCCTGACCCGGCGGCACGCTCGCACCCTCTTTCTCCCGCACCGCTCCGAAGCCCCCGCCTCCGAGAGGACCGCGGGCGCTTCCGCGCGCCCTCACCCCCGAAAGGACCCCCGACCATGGCACCCCTGATCAAGCCGCCCAGCCTCGGCGATCTCGTGAAGTACGAGCTCGAGCCGAACTTCACCCGCGAGACGGTCACGCTGCGGGCCGGCACCGCCTATCCGCTGGGCGCCGTTCTGGGCCTCGTCGCCACCGGCCCCGACGCCGGCCGGTTCGCCTTCGCCGCGGACGCGGCGGAGACCGGCGAGACCGCGGCCGCGGCCGTCCTGCTCGAGCCGGTCGATGCGACGGACGGCGAACGCCGCGGCACCGTCCTCCGCCGTGGCCCCGCCATCCTCTCCCGCGCGGAGCTGGTCTTCGATGCGAGCCTCGAGGAGGAGAGCCAGCGTGCCGGCCGGATCGCCGAGCTCACCGACCTCGGCCTCGTCGTGCGCGACACGGCCTGAGCCCCGCATCCGTCCCGTCCCATCCATTCTCCCGGCGACCCGCCCGGCGCCGATCCCCGTTCCTGAAGGAGCCCGATCATGACGATCACCCGCAATCCGTTCGACGCCGGCGGCTATTCGCTGGCCGAGATGACCCAGGCCATCAACATCCTGCCGAACCTCTACACCCGCCTCGGCCAGATGGGCCTCTTCCAGTTCGAGGGCGTGACCCAGCGCAGCGTGATCATCGAGCAGGCCGAGGGCGTGCTCTCGCTGCTGCCGTCCCAGCCCTGGGGCGGGCCCGCGACGGTCGGCGGCCGCGAGCGCCGCTCGATGCGCTCCTTCGCGCTGCCCCACATTCCGCATGACGACGTGATCACCGCGGCCGATGTGCAGGGCCAGCCGGCGCTCGGGTCGACCGGGCAGGCCGATCCTCTGGCCGAGGTCATGACGCGCAAGCTCGCGCTCATGCGCCGCAAGCACGCGGCGACCCGGGAATATATGGAGATGAACGCGCTCCGCGGGGTGGTGAAGGACGGGGCCGGCCTCACGCTCTACGACTACTTCGCCGAGTTCGGGCTCGTGCAGATCTCGGTGGACTTCCTCCTCGGCACCGCCGGAACGAACGTCCAGGCGAAGTGCCGCGAGGTGCTGCGGGCGGTCGAGGAGGAGCTCAAGGGCGAATCCATGACCGGCGTCACCGCCCTCGTGAGCCCCGAGTTCTTCGACAAGCTGATCGGCCATCCGAAGGTCGAGGAGGCCTACAAATACTATGCCTCGAGCGGGGCGCAGCCGCTCCGGCAGGACGTGCGGCGGAGCTTTCCCTTCGCGGGCCTCCTCTTCGAGGAATATGTGGGCTCGGTCACGCTCGCAGGCGGGGCCTCCGAGCGGCTGGTGCCGGCACAGGAGGGCACGGCCTTCCCGCTCGGCACGATGGACACGTTCCGCACCTACGGCGCCCCGGCCGATCTTCTGGAAGCCGTCAACACCATCGGCCAGCCGATCTATGCCCGCCAGCTCCTCGATCCGAAGGGCCGCTGGATCGATCTCATGACCGAGGCCAACATCCTGCCGGTCAACAAGCGCCCGCGCCTCGCGGTGCGGATCCTGACCTCGAACTGAGGCGGCCGCCATGTCCGTCCTCTTCGAGGGCATGGGCGCGACCCTGACCGCCATGTTAGGCGCGCCCATCGGCTACCTGCCGCAGGGCGGGCCCGCGCGCGACGTGCCCTCGATCTTCCGCGAGGAGCAGGTCGAGGCGGAAGATCCCGAGGGCCGGATCGTGCTCGTCATGGCGCCCACCTGGCGGGTGCGCCGCGATCTGGTCCCCGAGCTCGCGCGGCGGGACCGGATCCGGCTGGCGGACGGCCGGGTCTATGAGGTGGACGAGATCTGGCCGTCCGCGACCCCGGCGGCCGACGCGCTCACGCGCTGCACCCTGCGGAAGGTCGCGCCATGACCGGGCGCATCCGCTTCCGTCAGATCGCCCGCGCGGCGCTGGCCGCCGATCCGCGCATGGGCAGCTTCTCGCAGATCTCCGCCTGGGAGGCGCGCCCCGACGCGGGCCGCCTGCCGCTCCTGATGGTGGTGACGCCGGTCGAGCGGGCGGCGCAAACCACGCTCTCTAACTTCGAGCGCGCGACCGTCCTGCAGGTGGGCGTGAAGCGGCTCGGGAGCGAGGACCTCGAGGATCTCCTCGACGCGGATGCGGATGCCGTCGAGGGCGCCATCTGCCGGGCGTTCCAGCAGGCGGCCATCGTCTGCCTGCCCGAGGAGGTGACGGTCACGCTCAACACAGACGGCGAGCAGGCCGTGGGCACGCTGATCTCGAGCTTCCGCATCGTCTGGCGCAGGCCGATACCTCGGCCCGCGCCCTGACCTTGCCCCGGTCCGCGGGCTGGCCTCGGCCGAAGAGCGGGCGATCCATTGCAACCGGGCCCAGGCGCCCCGCACCGCGGGCCGCGGCCCTCTGCCGAAAGGGCAACACCATGAACGATACCGTCACCCCGGGCATCGGCACGCTGATCTATGCCTCGACAGCGCTGCCCGCCGCCGCCACCGACACGGCCTACGGGGGCCTCACCTGGACCGCGGTGGGCGAAGTCACCGAGGTGCCCGAATACGGCGGCTCGGCCGAGGTGGTGAACCACACGCCGCTCGCGACCGGCATCACCCAGAAATACCACGGCGCGGTGAACTACGGCTCGATGCAGATCCCGCTCGCTTTCAACAGCACCGACGCGGGCCAGGCCATCCTCGAGGCCGCGCGGAAGAACCGCAACCGCATCGCCTTCAAGATCGCCTTCCCGAAGATCGACCCGCTCTCGACCGAGGGGGCGGCCGATTACTTCCAGGGCAAGGTCTTCGGCTTCACCAAGAGCGCGCCCGCCAACGGCGTCGTCTCTGGATCGGTGACCGTCGAGATCGAGACCGAGCTCACCTCGGTCGAGGAGGCCTGAGCCTTCCCCCGGATCCCGCCCGGCGACGGGCGGGACCGGCCGCGGCCGACGCGGGTCATCGGCGGCGGCCACCCCCTGAACCCGAACCCCAAGGATCTTGTACATGGACTTCACCCAGTTCGACAGCCGCACCGCGGCCGAAACCGCCCGCCCGCTCCATCTCCGCCACCCGGCCACGGGCCGGCTCCTCTTCGCCGACGAGGCCGAAGAGAAGCCCTGCGAGGTGCTGGTGCTCGGCTCCGAGAGCCGTGCGGCGCAGGCCGCGATCCGCGCCGCGCAGAAGGCACGGCTGAAGAACGACCGCGACGACGAGCGCCAGACCATGGAGGAGGTCCATGCGAACCTCGTCGCCGCCGCAAAGCCGCTGGTCGCGGGCTTTCGCAACGTGAACCGCGGCGAGGTGCCCGCCGGCCCGGCCGATGCCGAGTGGTTCCTGAACCTCAACCTGATCACCGGCCGCGAGGGCGAGAAGAGCTTCGTCGAGCAAGTCATGGGCTTTGCCACCAGCCGCGCAAACTACTTGGGAAACGGCTCGCCCGACTGACGCTCTATGCGCGTCAGACGGGCTTCCTGCAGGCCACGCCGGAGAAAGCGAAGCGGACCCGGATGGAAGATTTGCGGGCGGCCCGGCGGCCGCTCGGCCTGCCCGAGATCGAGGCCGGAAAGTATCTGATCGCCTGCTTCACGGCCGAGGACGGTCTCGGCTGGTGCGCGACTGACCCGATGGGCGGGCTCGCCCCGCATTCCTGGGCCGAGATCGAGGCCTACAGCCGCGCGGCCGGCCTCGACCTCGAGCCATGGGAGGCGCGGCAACTCCGCGCCATGTCGGCGGCCTATGTCGCAGGCCAGATCGAGGGCCGGAAGAAGAACGGCGTGGCGCCGACCTTCTCCGGCGGAGAGGCCGCGAGGAAGCGCGAGCTGGCTCAGGCGATCAGGGCACAGATGCGGCTGGCGCAGGCGCCAGCGTGACAGTCCGCAGCTGGCCGCCCTTCGGGGCGGCTTCATCGTGAGGAACCCATGTCCATGTCCAACGTCGGCGCAATGCGCGCCACCCTCGGCCTCGACGTCTCGCAGTTCGAGAACCGCGCCCAGTCCGCCGGTCGGACGGCCAAGCAGATGTCCGACGCCATGGCCCGGGCATTCGAGGTTGCGAAGGCCTCCGCCATGGGCGGGGCCCGGAGCTTCGAGGAGCTGCGGGCCTCGATCGATCCGACCTTCGCCGCGACGCAGCGCTATGCCGCCATCCAGCGCGAGCTCGCAGGCATGGTGGAGAGCGGTGCCGCCAGCCAGCGGGCGGCGAACCTCGTCCTCGAGCAGGCGGCGGCGAAGTACATGGGCGTGGAGACGGCGGCCGAGCGGACGGCACGGGCGCAGCGGGAAGCGGCCAGCTCCGTGGAGGAGGCATCACGCGGTTACACGGCTCTCCGCTCGCAGTTGGACCCGCTGTATGCGGCCTCAAAACGCTACGAGCAGGCGCAGGAAACGCTTGCGGCAGCGGTGAGGGCCGGGGTTGTCTCCCAAGAGCAGGCGAACCGCGTCCTGGATCAGGCCAGCGCTCACTATCTCGGGGCTTCGCAGGCAGCGATCACCGGCGCGGGGAAACTCGGCCCGGCCTTTCAGAATGCCAGCTATCAGGTCGGCGATTTTGCCGTCCAGATCGCCGCCGGAACGTCTGCCACGCAAGCGCTTTCCATGCAGCTTCCGCAGTTGCTTGGCGGGTTCGGGATGTGGGGCGCAGCCGCCGGCGCTGTCGTCGCCATCATGGGCGCGCTGGCGCCGGTGCTCCTGTCCGGCCGCAACGCTGCGAAAGAGCTCAAGGATGCGTTTACGCATCTGACGGAAGCATCGTCCGCCTACAAGGATGCGGCGGATCGTGTGACGCAGGGTTCGGCGGAGCTTTATGCGGAGTTCGGCAGGCACGCCAGCGCCGCGCGCGAAGTGTATGAGGTGATGCAGCAGATCGCGCTGCTCGATTACGCGGCAAAGATGACCGCAACCGTCACCGCGATGGAAGGCTCATTCGAGAGCCTGCGCGAGAAGGTGGAGGCGACGGAATACGCCACCAGGCTCCTTGACGGTGCGCTCCGTGCCGATGGCGTGTCGATCCTCAAGACCAGCATGGAAGATCTCAAGGCAGAGTTCGGGCTGACGCTTGGGCAGGCCGAACAGCTGGTCTCCGCGCTCGACGGCATGAAGGCGAGTGCCGCCTCCGGCCCGGCAGAGCAGGCGGCTGCGGCAAGGGCTCTGGCCGAGGCGCTTCTGAACGCTCACACCAACGGCGCCAGGATCCCGCCGGAGATGCTCGATGCCGCAAGCAAGGCGGCTCAGGCAGCGTCCGAGGGGCTCCGGCTTGCCAACGCCATGGAGAGAGCGGCCACTGGCACCAGCAGCACGGCGGCGGCGGCGGTGGCCGCGGCGGATAAGATCAGCAACGCAGCATCCGAGGCGGCCCGGCTCGCAGCCAATCTTGGGTCTGCGGCCGTGGCGGCGAGTGAGCAGGCCGACAGGCAGCTTGCAGTGGTCAATGCCCAGATAGCCGCGATCAAGGCCGGGCAGAGCGAGATCGTGGCAGGGAAGCGGGCGGCTCTCGACCTCGACCGCGAGGCGTTCCGCCAGGCGCAGCTGGCCGCAGGCGTAGACGCCTCGATCGTCAATGAGATGGTCCGCCGCAACTTCGAGGGCCGGGAAGCCGTCATCGTGGCGGAGCAACAGCTTGCCATTGCCCAGAAGGCCCGTTCGGAGGCCGAGAAGGCCGCCAATGGCGGCGCCAGGGCGGCTGCGGCCGAGGCGAAGGCGCTGGACAAGAACGCCCGGAAATACCTCGAGATGATCGACCCGATGGAGAAATATCGCCGGAAACAGGCGGAGCTGAAGAAGCTCCTCGATGCCGGCAGGATCTCGGCCGACCAGTATCGGCAGGCTCTGGCAGAGATCGCGGCCGAGATGGGCGAGAACAACCCCGTGTTCGAGGAGTTCCGCAGCGCCGTGGGCTCCGCCGTCGACTGGATGCTCGACGGCTTCCGCGGCGGCTTCGACGGCCTCCTCGACATTGCGAAGAACACGCTGAAGCAGATCATCGGCATGTTCATGACGAACCGGATCACGCTCTCGCTCGGACTCGGGGTCTCGGGCGCGGCCGCAGGCGCTGCCGGGGCAGCCGTTGCGGGCGCCGGCGGCATGGGCACGCTCAGTGCGCTCGGCGGCATCGCGAGCGGGATCAATGCGGTGCTCGGCGGCATCGGCGGCGCGCTTTCCGCCTTCGGCACCGGCGCCTGGGGCGCGCTCTCGAACTTCGCAACGGGCGGCCTGTCCGGCGGTCTGGCCTATATCGGCAGCTCCCTGAACTTCGCCACGAGCGGTCTGGTCGGGTTCGCGCAGGCGGCGGGCGCGATCCTCGGCCCCATTGCCGCCGTGGCGGCGGCCTTCTCCTTCTTCGGCTCGAAGACGAAGCTCCTCGATGCCGGGCTGCGCGTCACCGTGCGCGAGCTGAATGCGATGGTCGAGAGCTACCGGAAGGTGGAGAAGTCCCGGTTCGGCGGGCTCTCCAAATCGCGGAGCACGAGCTACGGCCTCGCGGATGGCGCGGTGGCGGGCCCCATCGTCAAGGCCGTGAGCCAGATGCAGGCCTCGGTCATGGATGTGGCAGACACGCTCGGCATCGGCGCCGAGGCCTTCAAGGGCTTTGCGGCCTCGGTCAGGTTCTCGACCAAGGGCCTCTCCGACGAGGAGATCGGGGCGAAGCTGCAGGAGAAGCTCACCGAGCTCGGCGACAACTTTGCCGCCCGCGCCTTCGGCTATGTCGGAAAGAACGACCAGGCGATCAAGGATCTCGAGAAGCGGATCGCCGAGGGCACCTCCGATGCGGTCGTGAGCGGGCTCAAGGGATCCCTCGGCGACAAGATTCTCTCCGCGTTCTTGGGTCGGAAGCGGCAGGGCGACCTGGCCGACCTGATTGCGGGCAATACGCTCGTCTCGACCCGCCCTGAACTGGCCGCTCTGGTGAAGGAGGGCGAGAGCTTCGTCGAGGCCCTGCAGCGGCTGAGTGCGGCCATGTCCGGGGTCAACGGCGTCATGGACACGCTCGGCCACAGCTTCCGGGCGGTGGACATGGTGACGGCCGGCATGGCCTCGGATCTGGCCGCGCTCTTCGGCGGGCTGGAGGGATTGGTCTCCGCCACCAGCTCCTATTACCAGGCCTTTTACAGCGAGGCCGAGCGGATGGAGACCGCGACCCGGCAGGCGACCGAGGCGCTGGCCAAGTACGGCATCGCGCTGCCCAAAAGCCGGGACGAGTATCGGCGGCTGATCGAAAGCCTCAACCTGTCGAGCTCCTCCGGCCGCGAACTCTACGCCGTGCTCATGCAGATGGCGGGCGTCATGGATCAGATCCTGCCGAGCGTGGCCGGCCTCTCGGCCGAGCTGGCGGGGCTCGTGGGCACCATCTCCACGGATCTCGACGGGATGATCTCCGGCGCGGCCGAGGCGCAGCGGGCGGCGGCCGCGGCGGCGAAGGGCTGGTATCAGGTCACCGTGGCGCTCCGCGACTACATCGGCGATCTGCGCTCGGCGGCCTCCGAGCTGATCAGTCCGGCGGTCGCGGCGGCGCAGTCGCAGGCGCGTTATCAGACGATGCTGGCGAGCGCGATGGCGGGGGATCAGGACGCGGCCAAAGCCGTCTCCGGCGTGGCCTCGGCCTATATCGAGGCCGTGCGCGGGCAGGCCCGGTCGGCGGTGGATGTGGCGCGAGCGCAGGCGCAGGTGCTCTCCGACCTGCAGCTCCTGCAGGGCGTGACCGGCCTCGAGGGGGCGAAGGAGGATGTGCTGGCCAGCCTCTATCAGGAGCAGGTCGATCTCCTGAGCGAGGTGCGAGACTACCTGGGGCAGGGCGGTATCCTCGACCCCGCCCGAATCGACGCGCTGAACGGCCAGCTCGGATCGCTCGAAGGCGCCATCGCGGCGGCGAAGGAGATCTCCTACGCCGCGCTCCGCGAGCGGATCGATGTGACCGTAGGGCTGACGGCGACGGCGGACATCCCGGCCGATCTGCGCCGCATCCTGAAGAATGCCACGAGCGGGGTCGAGGTTTCGCTCGACATGGTGCTGCGGCGGATGGATCTCTCGCCGGATCTGGTCTGGATCGCGGCGAAGGCCTCCTCCGACCACCTCGCGCGGATCACCTATCTGGCGAAGACCGACGCGCTGCCCGACGATCTGCGCGCCATCGCCGCCGTCCGCGTGGCGCGGTCGGTGCGCCGGCTCGCGCTGGTGATGGATAAGCCCGCCTCCGATCTCGGCATGGCGGAACTGCTGAAGGCCCTCGGCGCCCAGGGCGGCCGGATCACCCTCGGCGGGAGCTTCGCCTTCGACCCGTCGACCGGCTTCTCGAGCTGGTTCGAGACGGCGACCCGCACCACGCTCACCGCCCCCATGGGCGCCCTGCGCACCGCGCTCGACGATCTGAGGGACGCGATCCGGGCAGAGACGGTCGCGGCGACGAAGAGGGGACAGGGGGCGGCTCTCTCGGCCTTCGCCGGTGGCCTCGCGACCAATGCCGCCGGCGACATCCTCGCCACGGACAAGCAGATCATGACGATGGCCGCCAAGGCCGGGATCTCGACCGACGGCAAGACCATCGGGCAGGTGATGCGGGCCATTGAGGGCTTCTCGACCACCGACGGGATCGAGACGATCCGCCGGCTGCCGCGGAGTTTGAAGGACTACCTCTGGGGCATCTTCCAGCAGCGGAAGGGCCGGATCCCGCTCGATACCGCCGATTACCTGCGGCTCTATCCGGACGTGGCGGCGGACGAGTATGGCTACGACCCGACCATCCATTACCGCAACCACGGCCGCGAGGCGATCCTCGCGGGCCTGCGCCCCTTCCGGCCGGAGGTGTTCGACTGGTCGGCCCTCGGCCTCGACGTGCCCGGCTTCGCCGCGGGCGGGCTCCATGCGGGCGGCCTGCGCCTCGTGGGCGAGCTCGGCCCCGAGCTCGAGGCCACCGGCCCGAGCCGGATCCACAGCGCCGGCCGAACTGCCGACATCCTCGGCGGCGCCGCCATGGGCGCCTCCGAGGTGGCAGGCGCCGTGCGCGATCTGCAGGCCGAACTCGTGGCGCTGCGGGCCCAGAATGCCGAGATCGCGCGCGAGCTCGCAGAGATGAAGGTCTGGGCCCGCAAGGGCGCCGAGGCCTCCACCGCCACCGCGAAGGACCTGCGCCGGATCGGCACGGTGGGGGTCCGGATCGACCCGACGGAGGCCCTCTGATGCGGATCATCCTGCCGACCCCGGTTACGCCGGCCGCACTCCTCGCGAGCAACATCCCCGAGGACGACCATCCCGCCTGGGGCCCGGGCGCGACCTACGCCCGCGGCGCCCGCGTGGTGGCGGGTCACGGCGTCTGGGAGAGCGTGGCCGACGGCAATCAGGGCCACGATCCGGCGGGCGATACGCTCGGCAGCTGGTGGCTCCGGATCGGGGCCACCAACCGCTGGCGCGCCTTCGACGAACGGATCGGCGGCCAGACGGTCGGCGGCCCCACGATCACCTATTCCATCCGGCTGCCGCGCACGCTGAACCGCATCGCCTTCTTCAACCTCGATGCGGCCTCCGTCCGGGTGACGGTCACCACGCCCGCAGGCGCCACGATCCACGACCGGACGGAGGGTCTCGTCGCGCGCGATCCGGTGGGCACCTTCTGGGAATATGTCTTCACCGAGTTCGCCTTCACCCCGAACCTGATCGTGGCGGCCCCGCTTCCCGCAGGCGCCACGCTCGACATCACCGTAACGGGGGGCGCCGTCACCCGCGTGGGCGAGATCGTCATGGGCCGCGACACGCCGGTCGGCACCACGGTGGCGGGCACCGGCCTCGGCCTCGTCGACTATTCCGTGAAGCAGCGCGACGAATGGGGCGGGCTCTATATCGTGCCGCGCCCCGTCACCCGCACCGTCTCGCTGGCCTTCCAGGTCCCGCTCGAGGGCGCGGCGCGCGTCCAGTCGATCATGGAGCGGGTCTCGAGCCGGCTCGCCGTCTTCTACGCGGGCGAAGGGGCTGACCTCTGGGGCACCACCGTCGCCGGCATCCTCCGCGATTACGACCTGACCCTCGGCCATGCCATCTGCGACGGCCGCGCCGAGGTCGAGAGCCTCGCCTGACGCAAGGAACCTCCCATGGACTTCTTCTCTCCCCCGCCGACGCCGCCGAACAGCGGCAACCCCGGCACCTTCAACGACGATGCCGATGCCTTCCTGGGCTGGTTCCCGGCCTTCGTGGCCGAGCTGAACGCGCTTCTGCCCTATCTCACCGGCGCGGGCTTCTCCGACGGCACCGCCGCAGCCCCCGGCCTCTTCTGGCGGGGCGATCCCGACACCGGGATCTTCCGGCCGGGCAGCAACGCGCTGGGGATCGCGGCCGGCGGCGTCCTCCGGCTCACGGTCTCCGCCCTTGCGCTTACCTCGACCGTGCCGCTCCGGGCGCCGCTCGGGACGGCCGCGGCGCCGGGGATCTCGTTCGAGGCCGATCCCAACACCGGGATCCGCAGCGACGGGGCGGACGTCCTCCACTTCGTCACCGGCGGGGCGACGCGCGGCTTCTTCTCCACCACCCACTTCCAGTCCACCCTCCCGGCCGCGCTCCCCGCCGGGGCGGCGGCGGTCCCCGGCCTCACCTTCGCGGGCGACCTCGACACCGGGATCTTCCGGGCCGCGGCGGACCTGCTCGGGATCGCGGCCGGGGGCGAGGAGCGGTTCCGGGTCGGAAGCTCCCGCGCGGCCTCGCTCGTGCCGTTCAGCGTTCCGGACGGGACGCCGACCTTCCCCGGCCTCACCTTCAACGGAGAGGTGGGTTCGAACACGGGCTTCTTCCTCGCGGCCGAGAACGAGCTCGGCGTCTCCTGCCAGGGGACGGAACGGGCGCGGTTCACGCCCTCCGGCATGCAGCTGCAGGGGCTCATGACCGGCACGGCCGTGACCCAGACCGATCTCGACACCACGCCCGGGCGCCTCCTGAAGGTCGGGGACTACGGCCTCGGCGGCACCGCGCGCCCGATCCCGGGCAACGATGCGGACCAGATCGGGGCGACCGGCTTCTATCAGGTCACCGGGGCCACGCTGAACCGTCCCGCCGGCATGTCCGTCGGCACCCTGCAGCATATCCAGCACGGGGCGAACCGGGCGGTTCAGATCGCGTACCCGCAAACGGCATCCGATACCGGGCGCTGGTGCCGGTCCAAGGACACGACGTGGGGCGACTGGTTCCTGACCTACGACCAGCGCAACATCGTGGGAGCGGTGAGCTGGGCCTCCGGCTTTCCCCGCGGCGGCATCATCGAGCAGGGACAGGCGGCCAATTCCGAATATGTCCGCTTCGCCGACGGCACCCAGATGTGCCGCCTCGCTATCACCGGGGTTCCGGGTCCGACCACGCCGCATGGGCCGCTCTATCGCACCGAATGGCAGACGGTGACGCTTCCCGTCGAGTTCGCGAGCGGGGCCTTGAACGGCCATTGCGTGACCGGCGGCTGCCGGGGCGGCTCGGTGATCTCGCTCCTCGGCCGGCCGGGGGCCTCGAACGTCGCCGCCTACATGCTGCTGGCTCCGACGTCCTATGCGTCGACGCAGGTCGTCGATCTTCTCGTCACCGGCCGCTGGAGGTAATCCGCCATGATGCGCATTCGCATGGTCCCGCTTCGGCGGATGTATGAGCTGACCTCGTTCCGCGTGCAGGGCGACACCCTGACCTGCAATGACATGGTCTACGACTTCAGCGGCGTCGAGGAGGGGGACGTGCTGCCCTGGGACGCCATGGACAACACCTGGGTGACCAGCAACGTCACCCGGGTCGACGGCGTCCTCGAGTTCGAGGTGGTCTTCCCCCACGGCTATTACGGGGACATCCCCTTGCCGAACCCCGGCATCCTCGAGGTGGAGGATCAGGACATCCCCATCCCGCCCTACCTCCCGCCGTCCTCGGAGGGCTGATCCATGGCAAGGAAGAAAGCAGTGATGAAGACGAACGCGACCATCGATTACAGCAGGCTCGTGAAGGCCCGGGACATCAAGGCGCAGGCCGAGGCCCGCGCGCGCGGGCCGGCCGAGATCAGCCTGCTGCAGGCCATGATCGTGATCGGCGAGGAGAAGTGGGCCCGTGCGATGGCCATCGCGGAGGACGCGGCCTACCCCTGGGCGATGCGGGCCGCGCTCCGCGGCGCGACCATGCTCGTCCGGGGGTCGGAGACGATGGACACGCTGGCCTTCCTCCTCGGCCTCTCGCCGGAGGAGACCGACCGGCTGTTCCTCGAGGCCGCGCAGGTGACGCTGTGAGCCCGATCAGGTTCAACGCGGCTCGCTGACGCGCCGCCCGACCGCGCCGCCGGGGCCGCCTATCGCCAGCCGTTGCGCGAATAGCCGCAGCAGCCAACCTTCCCGGCCGGATCTTCTGGCCCGAACCGGCGGCCGCCCGAGGCGCCCCGACTTCCCGATCATCATGACAAAACCCGGCCGAGCCCGGCCGGGCCGAGACCCGCGCACGGCGCGCACAACAGGAGCGGCGCGATGCCGGAAAAGGGACTGATCGACACCATCACGGCGCTCTGGGGCGGGGCCATCGCCACGCTGATCGCCGCCGCCATGGGGCGTCTCATGTATCACACGGGCGAGGTCCGCGCCCGCCGCCGCGCCTTCTTCGGCCGCGAACTCCTCTGGGAGATCCCCGCCCTCGTCGCCATGGCCTTCGTCGGCGAGGCGCTGAGCTCGTATCTCGACCTCGACGGCCGGGCGGCCATGGGGCTCGTCGCGATGCTCTCCTACCTCGGCCCGCGCGGCACCACGGCGATGCTGGAGCGGCTGTGGCGAGGAAGGAGTGCGGGGTAGAACGGGAGCAGCGCCGATAGCAGCCACCTGGACGCACACGCATAGTGGAGGAGGCGAGCGAGGCTGCCGCTCACTGGCGGAGGGACAAGATCCCGCCACCCACGATCATGATCATGCCGATGGACGCGATCAGATCGGGAGATTCGTTGAAGAACACGATGCCCCAGAGGACGGCAAAACCGACATATGCGAAGTCGAAGGCGCCGATCATGGCCGGCGGGCCATTCTGGTAGGCAATGGCCGCCCCGATGCTGCCGATCAGGATGGAGGCCGCCAGAAGCCCCATCGACACCCATTCGCTCCACCCCATGGCCGTCCATTCCGACAGCAGGAAACCCTGCCTCATGTCTGCCGGCAGCTGCCAGATCAGGCAGGCGGCAATGCCGCCGGCAATGATGAAGCCCACGTTCAGCGCCAGCGACAGGATGATCGGATGCTCGGACTGGCACCGCGTCCGCGTCAGGATCATGGCCCCGGCGTAGAGCATCGCCGCCAGCAACGGCAGAAGCGCGTAGAGATTGAAGTCTCCCGCGCTCGGGCGAAGGATGAACAGGACGCCGACGAACCCCAGCACAACTGCGGCCCAGCCCTTCACCGTGATGTTGTCGCCCACGAACACCGCGGAGAACAGGGTGATGAAGATGGGCAGCGTGTAGTAGGCCGCCGCTGCGGCCGACAGGGACAGGTTCGGCAGCGCCAGATAGTAGCAGATCCACATCGCGATCAGCATGAGGCTCCGCACCGCGATCCATCTCCCTGCCTGCGGCACGCGCAGGCATCCGAGCGACAGGGCCACACCCATCAGGATCGGGAGCAGGATCAGCGACCGGAGCACGAAGATCTGCCAGATGACGAAGCTGCCGCTGGTCATCTTTGCCAAGGCATCCCCGAGCGACAGCGCCAGAACCGTCAGAATGATCGAGGTGACGGCAAGGGGGATGCGGTCCTCGGAGGAGCTTTTTGCAGATGCCGACATGAAACCTCCCTGCCACGAGAGGGAACTTTAGGTGAACACATCGCCGGGCACAACCTCACCCTGAAGCTCGCGCCTAGAGCGGACCCTGGCCGCCCTGATGCCCCTTTCCGATCATGGATCACCGATCCGGCGCGCCCCTCCACCCGGCGCCCGCAGTGCCCCTCAGGCAGGGGCCGGGCTGCGCGAACAGCCCGAACCACGCGGCCAAAGTCTCACCCCAGACCGCGCCAGCCTGTCCGATGCCTTTCAGACTGCCTGCCACCCCTCGCGAGGGCAGGCGCCTTGTGAGGCAGAATCACCTTATGAAACAAGTACCTCCCGCCGCCCCGGTGGCCCCGTGGCTCGGCGGCAAGAAACGTCTCCACCCGCTCATCCTCGAGCGGATCGAGGCCATCCCGCACCGCGCCTATGTCGAGCCCTTCGTCGGCATGGGCGGGATCTTCCTCCGCCGCAGGTTCCGGCCGCGGCTCGAGGTCATGAACGACCGCAACGGCGAGATCATCAACCTCTTCCGGATCCTGCAGCGCCACTACCCCCAGCTCCTCGAGATCATGCGGTTCCAGATCTGCAGCCGGCGCGAGTTCGACCGGCTGCGGCTCACCGATCCCGCAACGCTCACCGACCTCGAGCGCGCCGCGCGGTTCCTTTATCTCCAGCGGCTGAGCTTCGGCGGCAAGCTCGACGGGGTCTTCGGCGTCTCGGCCGGGCACGGGCCCCGCTTCTCGCTCGCGCGCCTCGAGCCGGTGCTCGACGCTGCCCACGAGCGGCTCGATGGCGTGGTCTTCGAGAGCCTCGATTGGGCGGACCTGATCCCGCGCTATGACACGGCCGAGACGCTCTTCTATCTCGACCCGCCCTACTTCGGCGGCGAGAACGACTACGGTCGCGGGATCTTCGACCGGGCGCAGTTCGCGCGGATCGCCGAGATCCTCGGCAGCCTGAAGGGCGCCTTTCTCCTGTCGATCAATGACACGCCGGAGATCCGGGCGCTCTTCGGCCGGTTCCACCTCGAGCCGGTGCGGCTGACCTACTCGGTCTCCGCTGCAGGCAGCACCGAGGCGCAGGAGCTCCTCGTCTCGAACCGCGAGCGGATCGCGACCCTCCTCTGAAAAATCCCACCAGTCCGACCACCCACGCCCCGTCCTCGTGCGGGGCTTTTGCATATGGAGAAAGACGTGACGACATCCGACATCCAGCGGCTGCTCGCGGCCGCAGGGCTCTACCGCGGCGCCATCGACGGCGATGCGGGGCCTCTGACCCAGGCGGCCGCGCTGGCGGCGCTCGAGGGAGAGGCGGTGCCATGGCGCGCCTGGCCCTCGCGCCGGCAGCGGATCGCGGCAGGGCAGGCGGTGCTGGCGCGGCTCGGCCATGCGCCCGGCCGGATCGACGGGCTCCTCGGGCCCAACACCCGAGAGGCGCTGACCGCCTGGGCCTCCGGGCCGGTGCGAGCCACCGTCGACCGGGTGCCGCTGCCGGGTCATGTCGTGGCCGATGCCCAGGACGCCTATCCGCGGCAGGAGTCGGTCGCGACCTTCTATGGCGTGGCGGGCGGGCCCGACTGCACCGCCGGGATCGTCGAGCTGCCGATCCCGTTCCGCCTCGCCTGGGATCTCACCACGAGCATCACGAGCTTCCGGTGCCACAGGCTGGTGGCGGCGCCCCTGACGCGGATCTTCCGCGAGGCGGTGGCGCACTACGGCGCCGACCAGTTCGAGCGGTTGCGGCTGAACCTCTTCGGCGGCTGCTTCAACCACCGCCCCATGCGCGGCGGCTCCGCCCTCTCGATGCATGCCTGGGGCATCGCGGTCGACCTCGACCCCGAGCGCAACCCGCTCCGCTGGGGCCGCGACCGGGCGAGCTTCGCCGCGCCCCCATACGAGCCCTTCTGGACCATCGTCGACGCCGCCGGCGCCACCAGCCTCGGCCGCGCCTGCAACCGCGACTGGATGCACTTCCAGTTCGCCCGCCTCTGAAGGAGAGACGCCATGTCCCCGATCATCATCCTCGCGCCGCCGGCGCCCCTCGTGCTCATGCTCGCACTTTGCGCGCTGGCCCTCATCCTGCTCGTCGGCTGGCCGCTGCTCACGGCCATTGCCCGGGTGGCTGCTTCGACCATCTCGGCCGCGATCCTCACCGCACTCGCGCTGCCCGCCGCCGCCTCGACCGGCAGCGATCTGCTGACCGCGCTGATGCCAAGCTTCCTCGATCTCGCAGGCGTGGCGCTCACTGCGCTGATCGGCTTCGCGACCGTCCGTTTCCAGCGCTGGACCGGGATCCAGATTGAGGCTCGGCATCGTGAAGCGCTTCACTCCGCCATCATGACCGCCGCCCGGGTCGCCGTGGCGCGGGGCCTGACACGCGATGTCGCGACCGAGTTCGTCTCGGCCTACGTCCGCGCCTCGGTGCCCGATGCCCTGAAGCGCTTGTCGCCCTCGGTTGAGACGCTCGATGCGCTTGTCCGTTCTAAGCTCCTCGAGATCGCCGAGCGCTGA